AACACCCATACAAGGCGACCCCAAGCGTGGCTATGTGCAAACAGACTTTATGTTCATGCCCAACCTAGAATGGGGCACATTTTGGTTAGGTGGCGGCGCCGGGTCAGCATACAAAGGTGTGTTCCGCAATATTCTAATGTCAAGCATTGCCAAAGCACTGGGGCTCAAAGCCTCGGCCAAGGGCATTATCAGTCGCCAAACAGATCGTATGGTCACAATGGATCCTGAGCAAGCGGCCGGTATTTTGTTAAGCCCAAATCTTAATGATCGTAAAAATCTTGCCACAGTAGAAAGCATTTATAAAGCACTGGCCATGGATCCGGATCGTGATGCTAAACTAGCAGACTTCCGTGAATACATCACACGTGAAGGTGTTAAAGAACCCGAAACGGGCATGGCCGAAAGTGATGTTAACTTCCTGGCTCGACTACGTGACCGTATTGTAAACCGTGGTTATGTGGCTCTTGTGGAAGCAGAACAAGCTGGCGTAGGCGGCAGAGCCAAGGGCATTGAACACCTGGAAGATCTGGTGTTCCGTAAAGGCACACAAGGTATCAAAGACGCATTAGAAATTGTATCACATGCTACCCAACAGCCCTCAACAGTAACAGCCAAGTGGGATGGCAAGCCAGCGGTGATATTTGGTCGCAAACCACTCAATGGCGAGTTTGTGTTAACTGATGGTTCAGGATTTGAAGCAAAGGGTTACGATGGCCTGGCCACAAGTCCAAAAATGATGGCGCAGATTCAAAACACCCGTTCAGGTGACAGAACAGAATTAATTCAATTGTATGCTACACTATTCCCTGTGCTAGAAGCTGCCTTGCCACCTAACTTCCGTGGTTATGTCAAGGGCGATTTGTTGTACATGCAAACTCCACCTGTGATTGCAGGCAACTATGTGTTCCGCCCCAACACAATAGAATACAAGATTCCTGCTAAATCGGCCCTAGGACAACGTATTGGCAACAGCAACATTGGCATTGCCATTCACTCAATGTATGCAGATGCAGGAGATCAACGTCAACCACTAAGTGGAGTAAAGTTCAATGAAGTTCCGGGACTGATGTTAGAAAAGCCAGCAAGTCCTCGAGCACTCGAAACTGAAACCAATGCTGAGAAACAACTCAAACAACTAATTAAATCTCAAGGTCGAGAAATTGACACATTGTTTAATCCTGCAGAACTCAGAGCACACAAGATCACTGACCTTGCTAAACTGTGTGTGGACTTTATCAACACCAAAGTGGGCGCACCACTTAATGGTGCCACACTATTGCCCGAGTTTGGAGAGTGGTTGCAGACAAAAGTTACCCCACAAAAATTCCGTAACATTGTGGAATACTTAAACAGTCCTACGTCAAATACACCTGCGCTAGCGGCTGCCTTTACAGCGTTTAACTTGTTGCACGATCTCAAAATGCACCTGTTACAGCAAGCAGATACAGAACATCCGGGTCAAGAAGGCTGGGTCATGGCCACCCCTGTAGGCTATGCAAAAGCTGTAAATCGCTTTGATCCTAACGCTTTTGCGGCCCAAAATAGACAACGAAATAATCCGCAACAGGCATGATTTTTCCAAACTGACTAAATAAAAGCAGGTCCTCCGAGACCACTAACTTAAAGGAAATTTATCATGGCAACATTTACAAGAGTAAACGGTACTACCCAACCAGTATTTGCACTGGACGTAGCAAACGGTTCAATCGCTGGCACAGCCAACGTGGCCGCTCAAGGTCCAGTTCAGATTCAAGGTCCAAAACTTGACTTTTTCACATTGACAGCTAACGCCGCACTTACCAACGCTGGTAACGTTAACGGTTATTTGAACAACGTGTTACAAGCAGTTCAACAAACCGGCACAATCGCAATTTACCAAGCTGGCGCTACAGCTGGTACAATCAGCTTGGCTATCTATCCAAGCGGTGCGTACACTACAGCAACATTGGTAGTGGCTGCTCAAACAGCCAATGCAACTGGTGGCTTGAACATTGGTATCCCAACTGCTAACGTTTCTAGCACAGCTAGTTTCACTAACTTGGCTTAATAACTAATTTTTAGTTAACCACACCAACCCTGGACGTAAAAACTCCAGGGTTTCTTTTTGGCATTAAATACTCTTAGAATGAAAATCGTATGTCGCACTCTTTTTGACTGTAGTTTAACCGGGGTTACTGGGCACTTCAGGCCAAGCGAAATTCCGTTTGTGGATCGTGCCGGACAACAGGTGCGTGATCAACCGGATTGGAATCATTCACGCAATCAACAACGCAATTGGGAAACACTGTTGCAAATCATAAGCCTGCGCACACAGCCTGCAGATCTCTCTGTGCCCACGCAAAAAGATGGTGTTTGGGAATTTGAATTCCGAAGCGAATCACAAGGGGTATTTGAAGTATATGGAGACCCAGACCCCTTGGCTGGGCTAAGAATTGACTGCGAAGGTGTGCCCATGATGTTGAATTTAACAGAGCAACCCAGGCTAGCACCCACTATTACCACCAATGGCACTGACCAAAACATTTGGTTTGTTACGGTAAATAATTCATTGGAGTAAACAATGGCTGACACCACAGATATTGAAAAGAAAAGTCTCGAAGCACATGTTGAATTATGTGCCGAACGTTATAAGTTCTTAGAGACTAAATTAGATTCTCTTGAAGAAAAACTGATTGAAGTTGCAAAGTCAGTTTCTACAGTACGGGCCACCATAGAAGCCATGAGCACTAAAAATAATGATCGACTAATCAATTGGGGTATTGGTATTATTGTGTCCTTGCTTTCTGCATGTGGCTGGTTAGTGGCACACTATATACTAAAATGACTCGAGAACAAAAACTAGAAGCCTGGGCCGAGCGTGAACTTAAACGCAATATTGATTCTATCATAGTAGATGATGGCTCCGGAGCACTTGTGGTTTTTGGCAAATACTGTATTGAAGCAGACAACAATAGATTCCGTGTTAGTACATGGGATAAAGAAATACACAGTTTTAGCAGTAAAAAAGCAGCCATGAGCTGGTGCACTGCTGATCATCAACAACATTACAATTTAAGTAACCAAATCCTGGTACTTGACCGTAAAAAACAGGCATTAGCCGCAGATATATACTGTCGCAAGACAGTGGGCGAACGTGGACGCCAAGCAAGTTTTTATGAAATCATAAACATGAAAATTCAACCCAAGATAGACCTTTATAATTCTGTTAATTCAGAATTAGAAAAATGTGTAAATCGGGCTAAATATCTACAGATTAGAGGATTCAATAATGAAACTGCAAGAACTAGCGGCTCCTAAGCCAAGTAAACAAATCGCCAAAGTATTCGAAAGCTACTTTGGTAACCGTATCCGTTTTGACCAATTAACGTATGGCCAAACTCGTGCCATGCTGGGCAAAGTGCAAGGTGTACTAAAAGAACACCGTGGTACTAGTGCTCGTCATCACAGTGAAAAGAATCCCAAGTATCTACAACTGGTAATGATGGAACAGGCTCTAAGCAGTCGCTTGAAAGAAGCCATGCCACCAGTAACTGGTACTGCCGCACCTGCTCCAGCAACTGGTGCTCCTGCTGCCGCGCCTGCGACTGGTGCTCCAGCAACTGGTGCAACCGCACCGCAAGATCCTAAACTGGCTGCCGCATTGAAAAAATCAGCAGGCGGCCAACAGTTGAATCCTGAAGAACAAAAACTAGTGGCTGCCGCCGCAATGATGCAAGCTGAAAGCCGACTACGTCGTGCAATGAAACGCCTAAACGAATCTGAAGTACAACAAGCTCAAGTTGTGTTGGCCGCCCAAGACATGGTTGACAAAATGCAAGGCATGTTAGAAGACGTATCAGAATTGCAATTTAAGGAATTACCAGCACTTGTTGATTCAATCAAGAATCAAGTTGGTATTGATCAGGCCGCACAATTCAATGCAGATGCTACAGCCGCACTGACAGGTTTGTTACAAAACATTCAAGGTGCCAAAGAACAACTTGATGCCGCACTAAATGTGGTAACTGGTCAGGCCCCAGCCGGTGCCGCTGCCGCTGGTGCTATGGGTGCAGATATTGCTGCCGGTGCAGGCGACATGGCCGCTGCCGGTGCTGACATGGCTGCCGCAGGCGACATGGGTGCCGCAGGCGACATGGGTGCCGAAGTTGGTGTGGATGATGCACTAGATGCCGCTGCCGCTGAAGCAGGTGCTGAGCCTCCTGCTGCCGCGCTTGGCCGCGCCAAGAGATAATGAGACTGTTTGAGTTTGATGCTGTAACAGCACCAACACCCGACCCTGCCAGTTTAGCAGGGTTGGTTCAATTTCTCAATGGTCGTTCTGCAGATACTAGTGCTCGAAAAGAAATTAGCCAAGATGCATTTATCAAATTAGCCAACGATTTAGATATTAACATCACTTCCCAAAACTTAGCCGACGTTGTAAGTCAAGAGCCCTTGAGCAACCTATTGGATCCCATGGATCCAAATACAGGTGTGCTTACATTCAAAGGTGCCGGCGAGCCCAATGTTTCTATGCCCGTAAACAAAGCCCAAGACATTGTGGCATCGGCGGCCAAATCGGCCATGAAAAGAACACGCGGCATTTAATCAAACGTGTCAACAAAAGGTTGACCTAAAACGTTAAATATAGTATACTATACTATAAGGGGCTTATATGAAACAGGACATGAAAAAAGTTTTAATTTTAATAGCATTATTAATAATTTCTATACCTGCACTAGCGCAACACTGGAATCATGGTCATAGACACCACGGTCATGCTAGATACTATGGCCACAATAACTGGGTTGTTCCTATTATTATTGGTGGTGTAGTGGGTGCGGCAATTGCCAATCGTCCTGCGCAAGCAGAAACGGTAATTGTACAACAACAACCTATTTACATGCCGCAAGAATCATGCACACCCTGGAAAGAAATTCAAACAACGGATGGTCGAACATACCGAGAAAGAACTTGTACACAATAATATGGCATACTCAGAAAAAGTTGTAGATCACTATGAAAATCCCAGGAATGTCGGATCTTTTGACAAGGCTGATACTGATATTGGTACTGGTATGGTTGGCGCACCTGCTTGCG